AGAATCTATTAATCAGTTTAAAGATAGAATTGAGAAAGAGGCTTTAAACACAAACACAGAAAGGGATGATGCCGTAGATGACTTATTTACTGGATTAGCAAAGACTTACCTTAAAGGTAATGTCTTGCTAGATGGTTTATCTAAGATGGATCCAGCTCAATCCATACCAATAGATAAAGATGCTAATTCAACAAGAGCCGCCGCCACTAGACTAAATTCTGATGAATCATTAAAAGGATCTATAATAACCTATAGTTTGTTCCAGAGTGCAGTAGATAAAATGATGGATAAGAAGTGGGAGCTGAGAGGTACTTACATAAATATGAAGGTCCCGGCTTCTGTGGAGCAACAGACTAAGGAAGTATCCAATAGCGTAAGTGGTGGTGCTAATTCTCTTATACAAGAATTTATATCACAAAATGGTATAGTAGCTACCATCTTGGGTATGTTAACTATGTCTCCATTTCAATCAGTCATCTTTCAATCATTGACTGTAGAAGAAGGAGCTAAGACTGTTCAGACAGCGCAGATACCTGCAGGTATCGCGTTGTTTCTTGAGTTAGGTATTAAGGGAGAAGAAATTCTTAGAATACTTAAAGGAGCTAAAGTATCTACTCCAATAGTAGAACAAGAAATAACAAGATTAGAATCCTCAGATGCAGCTAGAGCTGCAGCTTTGTCCGATGCCGGCTTTGATTATGATGATTTTAAAAAGAGTCAAGAGTTCACGGACTGTGAGAATATAGTTAATTATGTAACACAGTACTACACGCGCTATGGTGGTTTATTGGCTCCAGGGAGCCATCTGACGATAGATCATTGGGTGGCCTATCTCCACGTAGCCCAGAATCAACAGACGATCAGAGGGTCTTTAAATACGTCACATAAATTCTCTCCTAGATTCGCTTCTTATAAGGAACAGTTCAGTAAGTTACCTGAAACACAAGATAATATATATAAAGAGACAAACAAGAAACATAGTAATATTCTTAACAACTTAGCTGGTGTTACACGTTCATTAAAAGTAGCTAGTGATAAAACATATGATGATATTATCAATACATTTACTTATACATTAACTGATAAGGATATGTGCTGTTTAGTCCAGATATTTGGTTCTATAGCTAATCCTGCATTACTACAAGGTATAGCTGTTATACTAAGAATCCTTGCTACAAGTCTATCTGTAGATATACTTAAAATACAAAATGCTATGTGTAGGGCCATATCTAATTTCTTACAGGATGCTTTGTTTGAGTTGGCAGCCCAGATCAATGAGATGTACTATAAAATACTGCATAAGATAACAAAAGTGTTTACTGTTGATTTTGATAATATACCTGCATGTACAGGTATGTTTACTCTTGGTTGGGCTATGATACATACTGTAGCCATAGTCTTCGATGAGATTGATGCATTAATAAAAGAAATAACATCAATAATAGGAGATTTCGGTAATCCTCGGGCTGGAACATGGGAAGTAGGGGCTGATCGTAGACACTTACTTGGTATGGCTAGAATATTAGAAACGTTAGCACAACGATTAGATCTAGCTAATAGCTGTGATCTGAACAATAAAAAAGTGCCAACTCTTACTAATCAATTAAATGATAGTAATTCAGATATAGATTCTGCTATATTTACTATATTAGGTAGTAGACCTTCTATGCTAAATATATCAGAAGAAAACAAGCAAAAACATTTCAGTAAGACAATAAATACAACAAGTTCTAAACTAAAATTTGATTACGGAATAATACCACAGCAAAATAATGAGAGTGGCTTAGATAAGTGCCAAGATGAAGGCAATGTGGAAAAAATCAACAAATTAATAGAAAATTTGACTTCTGCACTAAATAATAATTTCAATGGTTAATCCTATCACGTTATCCGAGCCTATTCTCGGCAAAGACATAAAGTTAGTAGTTTCTGGATCTAGAGCTAAAGAAGTTCAGCAAGTTCTAGAAAACAGATCTAAAATGCTAGGTAGAGTACGTAGTTACGAGTTCAAAGGTGGGCTCGATTCTAGAGGTAGTCGTTCTAGATTTAATCCTCCTATTTATGATCTAGCAGAAGTGGCCCGGGCAGCGGATGTTGAGCCTTATATTAATCAGTCAATACGTAAGCACAGAGAACAAATATTAAAAGAAGGATATCAGATATCAGGCTCTGACGAAGAGATGGTCGCTTATGTAAAGCATAGATTATTTGAGATAGCAGTGCTAACTGGTATTACTACTGAGCAATGGCTAAGAGAAGTAGTTACTAATCTGATTATGTACCATAACGCGCTCATTGTGTACAAAAGAGATGCTAATAGGTCTAGTGGTAAACCTATAACTATGTATGGTAGTCAGAGAGATCCTATAGCAGGTATATTTGTTGGTGATCCAACTTCTATTGAAGTATCCGTAGATAAGTGGGGTACACCAAAGAAGTGGAAGCAAAATATACAAGGTAATAGTGATAGTGAGGTTACAGCCTCAAAGACATATGATCCTGAAGATGTTGTACTTATAACAGTTGATAAGAAGACTGGCTTTACCTTCGGTACGCCTTATCTTCTTTCTGTATTAGATGATATCAGAGCACTTAGAAAACTAGAAGAAGTAGCTATCATTGTGTCCTGCAAGGAAGCATTCCCTCTTTATCATTATAAAGTAGGTACAGAGAATCGCCCTGCTATAGCCTATGAAGGTGGAGATAATGAAATCAATCAAGTTCTTGGAGATGTGTCTAATCTACCTTCTCAAGGGTATATTGTAACAAGCGAAAGACACGAAGTCAAGTTAATTAGCAAGGACGGTGGGTCCTTAGACTTAAGTCCATATATGGCTTACTTTGAAGCAAGAGTTATTGCTGGTCTTAGACTAAGTCCTTTAGACTTAGGCAGAGGTGGTACGGCTAATAGAGGAACTGCCACTAATATTAATAAAGGACTACAAGACTCTGCTAAGGACTATCAGATGGTTCTATCAGATCATATAACCAATTTCTTGATTCTACCTCTTCTTTTAGAAGGGTCTTATGATGTTACAGAAGAAAACTTAGTTAGATTCACATTCCCCACTATAGATAGAGAAGAGGAACGTGCATCCCAGAATCATGGCTTACAGTTACATATGGGTAATGCTATTAGTACTTCCGAGTTCCGTAAGCAATATCTTAACAAGCAGCCAATGTCTGAGGAAGATAAGGCCGATTCAGCACTTAGAGCACAGACAGAAGCTCAGAAAGAAATAGTTAGAACTCAAGGCGCGGCAAGAGCCAGTGCCAGCTCAGGTTCTGATCTAGGTGTATCTAAGGTAGCTAATCAGATAAAGAACAAGGGTCAGCCAGCTAACCAGCATGGAAGCAAGAATAAGAGTAGACATAAAGCAAATGATTACTCAACTAAACTTAAAGATAAGTTTGTCTCAGTAAAGAGTAATATTCTTACACAAATAGAAGATCCTAATTTCGATGTAACAGTATTAGAGGATACATTTAGAGACTTTGTTAAACAAATGGTAGAAGCTTCGAGAAGCTTTATAGAAGATTGTATAAGTGAAGGCTCTACTAGAGCTAATAAGGAATATAATACTCTAAATCCCGATAATGACTTTGAATTCGAAGAAGTTGGCTCAAGAGCCATAGATAGATTCTTTGTCAATTTTGTGACTAAATCTTTCTGGAAAGTTATAAATCCATATAAAGATCAAATAAGTTCTTTACTACAAAGAGATAGTGATAATAACTTAGATATTACAAAAATAATTGCTTGTTTAGAAGTTCTTGATAAATCTTTAAATATTTTGACTGTAGACCAAGTCATAACAGCAGAACGTTTTGGATTTATTAAGTTTGCAAAAAAAGTAGGCAGCAAAACTATTGAGTTGGTTAATCCAGATAGTTTAGAAAGCACTACATTAGACATAAGTGATATGGTATACAAAAATTTTATACCAACATTAGACAATCAAAATCACTACTTAAGCTTTAACAAAACTCAAGAATAACACGTGTCAAAACTATTCAAATTTCAGGACTCAATACTAATCGAACCCTCCTTAACAGAAAGAGTTAAGTCAGACGCAACAGAAATGTTGCGTAGAGATAGAAATGCTCGGTTAGAAGTTGATATAGATGCTACACATTCTGGTGTAGAAACAAACAATAGAGTATACCCTGGAAAGTTTGTAGCACAAGGCTACAAATCTTTCATATCTAAAGATAAGGGTGGTACAGCCGATTATGATAAGCCTATACTGAGACATCATGACATTCAAGATGATCCGATAGGTAGAATAGTTGATGCTAAATTTACCCCATATAAGATGGGTGATAAGTTTGAATTTGATTATTTATCCCCTGATCAGATGGGATCCAAAGGATCGGGTGTAGTTACTATAAAAGCAGTAATTACAGATCCTGACTCTATACAGAAAATTATTGACGGTAGATATCTTAGCGTGTCCGCAGGACACAGCTCACCTATCTTACTTTGCTCTGTCTGTGGAGAGAATATAATGTCCTGTGCTCACATCCCCGGGCAGTCTTATGATGAGACTGGAGAGGAGATGGTTGATGCCGGACAAGGTAACAAGTGCCTATGTATAACAGGACCACTTACTTACCATGAATGCAGTTTTGTTAACTTACCAGCTCAGCCTCCGGCTAAGCTTCTTAACTTTAACTGGAAAGACTCTAAAGAGACTTTCGACAATACGTATATTACTAGCTTTGTAAAAGGGAAGAAAGAATTGGTTCGAAACTTTAATCTTTTTGACGAAGATAGTGAATTAAGTCTTTTAAATGGAAAATTAGTATTACCCATTAAAAAGACAGTGATTGCAATTAGCCCTGCAGTCGCGGACAAGCTCAAGCATGTTCTGTCTTCTGATGATCCAAAAGTATCTGACGTGACCTCTAATGTCCGTCAAACAAAAAATGGTTCTGATTCGGGAGTCCAAGATGTCGAGCAAAATCTTGATAAGGCTAAAAATTTAGAGGACAAATCTAAAAAGGATAGCAAAATGGAAGACAAGAAATTAGAAACACTCACTGCTGAGTGCCAGAGCCTTAAAGATAAACTTGCCACCGCTGAGACGAAGTCTGTAGATTTACAGAAAATGATCGAAGCTAAGGACAGTCAAATCCAAAGGCTTACTACCGATGCCACTGAGCTACAGACACGGGTTGCAAAGAACCTTGCTGTATCACTTGCTAGCATCAAGGTACGGCTGAAGAAGCCCGGAACAGAAGGGATCAAGTCAAAGGACGATCTGGAAGCGTATGTAGCTAAATTAGCTACAAGAACACCAGATTCTTTACAGGATTCCTTAGAAGATCTATTACTTGACTTTGCAGAAGATTCAAAAATTGAAGCACCAGTTGTTACAAAGACACCTGCTGTAAATGATTTAATCGCAAAGGATAAGGTAGGATCTCCTACACTATCGAAAGATAGTAAACCAGAGTTGAATACAAAATCAACAAATAAAAAGGCAGATAGCAAAACAGCTATGGATGCACTTTCAGAAAGTTTTGGACTAAAGAAATAACTAGGATAAAACATGGCTATAAGAATTCCACGCGGATATGATGTCAATCGTCCTTACTACAATGAGCTTTGTGAAGGTGTAAGACCTGTAGCAGGCGCTCTTGCTAAGGAAGCTTGGACTGGTCTGGCTCACACACGAGTTGATGAGCTACACCACGATCCAATCGTTTTAGAACCAGGTACCCTTGTTGGTATTGTAACTGGTGGCGCTACTGTTGGCGCTGGTAAGATTGTTCCTGCCGTTCTCGGTACT